CATAGTCCTCGTCAATTCGTTCATCTGTTCATTCATCGCGCCTATATGTTCGATAATCTCAGCTTCGACTAACATTGAAGCCTTAGCTGGTCCGTGTTCTTTATATAGTTGTGGTAGATTACGGGCATGGTACTTCATGCGGCCTCTCCTTTCGAGGGGGGTCCATCTGCGTCATCCAACTGCAATTGTAATCCAATCACATTGTTGAGACGGTTCTCTGCTTCACTAATTAAGTCGTCAGCTTTAGTAAGTAGACGCTTATATTTCAATAGCTCCCGCTCCACCTTATCCCTAACGGAACCGGCGGTTAGCTTACCAGTAAGTTTACGTAGGCGTTCGATCTTGTCACCGATCCGCGCCCTTCGTGTCCTTATATGTGTAAGCCATTCGCGATATGTGTCCGTAGGTATCGTGGATAAGTCATCAGGAAAGATGAAATTACTCATTATTCGCCTCCAGTTTATCAATCATCTTCCTTGCTTCTTCAAATGCTGTTTCAAGGCTGTCAGTTACGCCACTTAGTGTTAAGTCTACCTTCGACTTGATGTGGAAGATATATCTATCTCGATGGTCTTTATTCACATGTATCACGTAGTTCTTATAAACGACAGGACGGTTCTTATCGATCCGAGTTACTGTCATGGTAGCCTCGATAGCTTGGGGATTTGTGCCTACGAATGTAGGTCTTTATACGTATAAGGTAATTTAAAATTATAAGTTAAAAGGGGAGGCCCAACACCTTCCTTGGGGGTCAGCACAAGATGTTGGGCCTCGTTCGTCTTCGATACGCTAGATGAAGACGATTACTCACTTACAACTATAATGATAGCATAGTTGTTTTCTTATGTCAAGTTAGCTTTCCGTTGTACACTGACCTTTAAGTATGGAGTTACGACTTCACATTTCTTAAGGATATCCTCCGAGACATGTGTCATCAGCAGTTCGGTTTTGTAGAAAGTGCGCTTCATTTCAGTGGACATGGCATCGTATATCTTACCACTGTAGACACCTGGGCCGTATGTATAGAGTGTATTCTTCAGTTCGGCTTCACGTTTCTCCAACTGCTTTCGTTGTTCATTCACCTCTCCAAGTTCATCTACAATACGCTGGATGGCAGTCTTACCTTTAGTCTCAAGGTTGATAACTCTAGATTTAGTTCCAAGTTTAAGCGAAGTCATCGTCTACACCTCCATCTTTTACCATAGTATACAGTACGCATATTGTGTCTCATACATGTACGCTTATCACCATGTAAGTCGCGCTTATACAAGTAACGTATATTACGCGGTCGTGATCGTGGTAGTGTCGCATGTTCTACCTGCGCGACATCTTGGCGCTCCAGATTGTTATTGCGATCATCGATGCGTGTATTCAGCGCGACAGAGGGTCGCGCGGTATCACCTTCATTCGTCAGCACTATAGGTATCACTCTCACGAACTTCTTCATATCGCCGAGTGGTAGCCATCTCTCAACGAATGTTTCTGGACTACTAGCGCGAGTTATCGTCATCGACTGTACCTTCACAGGAACAATCGTATCTGCATGACAGCACGCGATACTACCAATACCCGCTACGAGCATCGGTATCGATCCTATGAGTATGGAGTATTTCATCTTGTGAATACGAACCATAGGACCACGTATATAGCGAGAAGGAGCCCCACTGAGATGAGTAACAATACGTGGGTATCCTTGTTGTTCATGCAGCCCTTCTCCTTTTAACAAGAGAGAGCGCATTGACATTCGTATCGCCGATAACCACAGGTTTACGACAATACGCACGCATCGATATGTAAAGTCGAGCCACCGTACAGTATCGTGGATAACGCGTTGGACCAACGAACCATCCGTATAGTGTCGCGTACTTAATCTCACCGTCAGTCTCCCTCTCTATATCGCGTAAGATCTTACCGAATGCCTTACCTTCCATCGATGCGCGGAGGTCGATCAGTGCACGCATCACATCGATGATAGGGTCTTTGAACTTAATCTTGTATACGCTCATAGCCTACCTCTTTTCTATCTTGAGGTCATATCCTAGACACTCAAGAGTAAAGCCAACGACGCACCATGCTACTGTGATGCACCATGATGCAACTAAGGTGAGCAATGCAGCATGAAGGATGGTATCAATCACTTCCATTCTTAGTTGCTCCCTTCGCTAGTGACTCCTCTCCATATACAGGATCATTGAACCTACCATCCTGTAAGTGGATGTGGTTATACGCTCTCCCATTAGCGATCTCGCTTATAAGGCTGGCTGAACAACCATACCTTTCACCGATAACGCTATAGGGTACCTTTTGTAAGATGAGTTTCTTAATATGTCTCACCGCATGATGAGGCATACCGTGTCTTTGTCTCTCCTTCATATCATCCATGTTCTTCTGGTGACTTCCAGGTACCAGATGTGCTGGGTTACAGCACATCCGGTTATCACAGGAGTGTCGGATGAGTATGTCGGATGATAACGTCTCCCCTGTCGTCAACTCATACACTATACGATAGGCGAGGAGCTTCTTACCATCTACACTTAGGTAAGGGCGACTATCTTTACCAACTAAGGCACCAGTCCATAGCCAGCAATCGTTATCACCCCTAATAGTAATCCACCTAAACACGTCTACCTTTTGGTTTGGTGGGCGGAATTTCTTTGACATCTCTTTTCCTCGATCCATTACGCACTTCTACAATCAACGACTTACTACTCAGCATCCTACGCAACATGCGAACGGCATCCTTATTACTCGAAGCATGAACTGCTATCTCGAATAATAATGTGTACCGTTCGATCTCCCACTTACGAGTGTTAGCGTCTTCTATCAGATTGATATGTACGCTCTCATCATATGTTAGTGGCCGCATCACCTTAAGCACTACATACTCAGTCTTCTTGCGGCTTATCCTGCCGGTAGTCATTGGAAATCCTTTCATGTTTGGGCATCACTTCAAGCAGATCGACAAGAACGCCTCCCGAAATTGTCTCTCTGTGAATGCTGCCATCGTTATTTAAGAGTAGGTACGTGCCGTCTCTCTCGTAGTGGTTCTTTTGCAGGCCAGTTTCATTGGTTAATATCCAAATGGCCCACCTTCCGTTACTCAAACGCTCTACTGATAACAAACGCGTCTCTGGTGGTATGGTTAGTCTCTCATTGATAGCCATTAATCCTCCGGCTCTATCCTCTCCTCTGTCTGATACTCCGTGAAGATATCCGGTCTAAACTTGGATATCTTATACGTATAACAATCCTCACATGTAAAAGTGAGGAATATGTTGTAGCCATCATACTGTGCCTCACGTTGTTTACCAGAGCCACAGCTACATTTACGCCTCTCGTCTAGCATGACTACTTGACCTTTACGATAATTCCATCCTTGACGGTTGCTTCTGCATACCATGTGTGTGCCTTTGGATAGTGTGGACCCTCTAAGTATACAACGCCATTCTCAGGTAACGTTGCTCCAGTTACATCAGCGTTCGGTTGGTACACTGTCACTCTCTGTCCTCTCTGTACCGCCTCCTTGAGTGCCTTCTTCGTCAAGTAATTCACCGTCGTGTATGCCATTGTCGTTCCTCTGTCTTGCGAGTTCACATTCTGGTCGTCGACTACTCTTACAATACGCCACTTTAGACTTCGATAAGCGAAAGTTACTCCTCACTAACGAACTGTATCCACAGTGAGCACAGTTCATTCCTCTTCTCCTCTCATTTCTTTAATCCATGACAAAAATGCGTTGAGCACATCCGTTTCAAGGTAAACTACATGATCCTCATTATCTCGTGGAGCACGTAGTCTCACCATTGTACCGGCCATTGATATATACAGTCCATCCCCGAGATACGTTTCTCCTTTCTCGCTACTCATCCCATGTCCTCCATTCCACATGCCTTATAGAACTTGTGCTTATCGAACCTAGGATTGTCGATCTTAAACATAGCAGCAAGTTCGACTGCTAATCTCCTCTTCACATTAAGAGGAGCTTCTTCCTCTTTGATGTATTTAGCGAACATCTCATAACCTTTACGAGTCATTTCTTCATCTCCCTTATACGATATACGAAGTCCCTAAACGTCTCCTCTGGTTTAGCACGCATGAGGATGTATTTCTCCTCATTATACTTCACAGCACTCTCTTCGATGCGGGGGGCGCATTTGGGACATACCGCATTGCTACAGAAGAGAATGCCACCCTTTTCGTCTGAGTCCATGTACTCCTCATTACAGAAGTCACAATTGACGTGCTTACCGGGATCAATTGTGATGACTTGTAGGCCAGGGAGTATCTTTCGCATCTCATCTTCGAAGTCACTCATAGCCATCCCTTTCTTGCGCAGAGATATCCGACACTAAACCCTCCGAATAGTAGTGAGAAATTCCACAGAACCTCCGTCATAGTGCATCCATTAGTTCGTTATCACCTCTGATGATGATGACATTTCCACATAAGATATCATCATCCAGATGTAGGACACGTTGAGCACGCCATAACCCTGTAGCTACTATATTAGGAAGTAGACCGAGTAACTTACCTTCTTCATTACAGAAAGCACTACAGTGTTCACCTTTATAGAGGTCAAACATGTACACATGTTCAATATGCCCACCTACTGCGAGACGTATCATCTCTAGTGTCACCTTCTCAGTTAGCTCAGTGTCAATGATGGTACCATCAACCTTTATCAGTGTGGCTATTCCTTTCATGTATCCTCTCCGTCGCGCCAATTAATATCCATCTCTTTCGACACCTTATTCCACAGTTTAGTGTGTGCTCCCTTTTGTTGTGGTGATATCGACTTATCCACATACGTCCGTGTGAGCGTTAGGAGCGAAACCATTCGCGCATGTAGTTCCTTTATACGTATATCGATATTCTCTAGCTCCTGTTCTATTGCGTTCAACTCCTCTTCTGGATCGAGGTTAGTACCTTGGTCATCGATCATCTTCTGTGTAACTCCGGGTGGTAAGTCCCATCCAAACACCTTTCTCATGGCGTATTCCTCAGTCCAGCTTGTTTACTCTCATTATTCCATGAATGGTCCCACAACGCGCGAACCATTAACTTCTTTTCAGGACGCCAACCATCACGCTCGATTAACTCAACACGCTTCACTCTATCACCTGTATAACTGATGCCATTACGAGCATAGTCCATTGCAGCAGTATACGTGTGAAACTCCTTACCAAGATCAGTGCTGTCGTTCATGTACCAAACGACTATTGCGTATCTAGACACTAGTAGCCTCCTTGTTCAGCCAGATCAGCACACGTATCGCATTGATATCCCAACTGCACATCTCTGGGAGTGAGCCTGTTCTTACGTTTACAATTGGGGCACGGGATGTTTCTCGGATTGCTCTCCGTCGCCGCTCGTAACGCACTATTACTGCCCGGTGATGCAAACTCCTCACATATCTCTCTCCATTCCTCTTCATCGTAGTCATCTCTCTGTCTGTTCATGTCCATAGTCCACCAGTTCGGGTTCATCAAAGGGATCGTCTATGTTACTCCTTATAGTTTTTATCGTATAGCGCCTGAATGTACTTCTGCCACGTCTGTACCGCTGCAAGGTGACGAAGATATCCATCCCATATGTCATCGGGTACATTGATTTCCCCATCCTTGTTCTCACTCATTAGATACATACCACTAGTGTAATCTGTAAGCTCAATCACAACTCGCATGTTTCACCTCCAAGTAAACGCAGAAAAGCCACGCTTGATGCGTGGCTACTCTTGTGTGTGTACTAGTGTTAGATGCGGACTTACTCTTCCTCGATAGTTAGTGTACATGATGGCTAATTGTGTTCGGTTAGATACACCAAACCTTTCATACATCATGTGGAGTGTCATCTTTATCGTTCCCTCTGTTACTCCAAGGGTTCTAGCGATGTCTTTGTTACATCTACCTTTCAGCAACGCACTTACAACCTCCTCTTGTCGCTTGGTCAGTCTCATCTCAATCTCCCAACGTAGAATGCTTATATGTATAAGCATCTCTCGCCAACATACCACAACGACCGTCATCCGCGCCTCACTAGTAAAGGCACAGTCTCACATCATTCGTAGCTACGTGTTCCTGTAGACTGTAATGCCTAGGACATATGCCAGTAAACAGTACGGGAACAGGTGGCCGTGTGTGATGTGTGTGATATGCTGGCGAGAACTGCTTACAAACCCAAAGCCACATTCTCAGGTACCATACTACTACAGAACTACGCTTAAGTCAAGTTGGATTATGTGACCAAACATCTATAAGCGCATTGAACCTTTACACATATAAGCTACAGCGTGAAGCCACCATCTATAGCGATGTGTCATCCTTACGAGGCTAGAGCGTGTGGCCGCAGCGGAGGCGCATTCGTATTTGCTGCACGCTATTTTCACATGTGCGACTGACGCAGTGTAACCGCTCGTGGGTGGCGATTTGTAATTTGGGCACAAAAAAAAACCCACGCAGCAATTGCTGCGTGGGTGTGTCGCTTATATGTGTAAGGATTAGCGATTACGAAATGCGTAATGATAACGAAGTACCTTTATTATATTCTCCTTATTCCCTTTCGCTTTATCCGTGAGTTTAACGTTTAGTGTATCGATAAAACCTTGCAGCGTATCAAGCGGTAAGGCTTCTAAACCCATATCGCCATCTAACGTTTCGAGAACGTCTAACGTATCGCCAGTGTATTTTCCCATTGTCTTATTCTCCAGATGATTAACGAAAAACCCGCGCACCTTTCGATGCGCGGGTTTAGTTGATTGCGTGCGTTATGCGTTAACCGCTTTGCTCGCAATCTTTTGTGCAGCGTCCAGAGTTTTCACGCCTACCATTGGCATGATCGCGACGATCAATTGCGAGAGCGTACCGCGCAATTCAGCATCGCCGTTAGTCGGATCAATCTTGCGAACGAAAGCCAGTGCAGTTTCCGCAAGATCGTTCTGGTCAACCGCTTTCTCGCTGTCGATCGGTGCCACGAAGTTATCCTTCGTAACCATGTCGACTAACTTAGAAAGAAGCGGCTTTGCACTGTCAGTATCAACGGATGACAATGCGGTAGGCGTACCATTCTGTCCACGCGCACCTCTTGGAGCACTATCAACCTTGTTAGCTTTCTTGAGCATGTCCAATCCACGCGAGCGAAGTGCAGCCGCCTTGAACGATCCGCTGTTATTAATCGGATCAATCGAAGCCACTACATCGATTGAATTGTTGGCGCCAAGTGTAACCTTGACCGCTTTCACTTCATCACTTCGCAGCAAGTAGATGCTTTGCATTGCGCGGTTGAACATCGAATGAGCCGCATCAATCTTTTTCTTATGTCGCGTCACAGCATGTTTCGCGGCGGTTTCGGCAGTCTCATTCTTAGCTTTGGACGCTGCAAGTTTCGCAGTGTTCGCTGTAGTCATTTCCGCAGCCACTTTCGAATACTCATCGAAGCGCAGAAGAAATGTGTTCGCCAACTGTGCGCGCGTATCAAGTGAGCCGATGATACGATTGCCTTTCTTGTCGGTGTTCTTCGGAGGTGCGTTCCAATAGTTCAGCCAAGGGTAATTCCACTTTCCGTCTTTACCCTTCTTTGCTTGCCACTCGTCATCATTAAACAGCGCAGAGATAAATCCGCTTTCTGCGCGTCCAGTCAGATCGGTACCAAGCAACACCTCATGAATGGCTTGCGTGATCGTGTACGGGATCACGTTGTCATTCTTCGAAAGCTTCTTTGCATTCTTAGCCATAGTCATTCTCCAGTTTGAAACAGCAAAACACGAACGAACGGATGTCCGTTCGCTTTGTCGTTTCCGGTTTTTCAAACAGCGTGCGCGGAGAGAAGATACAGCGGCCGCGAGGGCATTCACTTCTCAACAACGCAACATCATTCTATCAGCTATACAACCTAAGTCAAATTGACGTTTCCAAGTTGAAAGTTGCTTACACGTATAAGAGATGCGGTAAGTCGCGCTAGTACAATGCCACTTCATTTAATGTATTACACATCTAACGCTAAGTTGAATGTGTTTATGTATTACATATATGCATCTGATGTTATCAATGCGTTGTGTGTGTGCGCTATTATGTACGTTGAGCCCGTTTACAAATCACACTGCGAGAGTAGGACAAATCACAACACAACAACGCACATTAAATGTATTACACTATATAGAATGTTCTGCGACATACAACCGATATGTCATTGTAGTTGCAAGTGTAATCACATCCCCCCAAAGACCAAAAGTTGTAAAGGGGGGTCGCACCTGTTTGCGCGGGGGGGATCGAACGTCCCCCTTTATCAAAGTAGTACGGTTGATCGTGCTAGTAGTAACATCGAATACGTATATAGACGCATCATATGTAGTAGATGTTTATATGTATAAGAGATTTCAGTTGATGTTGTTGTATATATTAGCGCGATTTACACGGTCGGGAGAGGGCGTCCCAAGCGGGCCGCGCATTATACAACCACAAATTAACAAAGTCCCCCCCGTTCCACCCATCTAGGGTAGCGTCAAATATATGTGTTGTCAAGAGGGTATATGTATGTATACTACAATAGACACCTACTATAAGGAGTATCGACATGCCTACTGGTGGATGGTCTGGTTTGTGGAATAGACTTGAAGGTAAACAACACGACCTTCTTATTCCTCGTGGTCATGTTACCGCTCGTCGTGTTAGTAAGATCGTTCGCAATGGTATCGGTAACGTAATGGCTGCTGAACGTGTGTTTACTAACTTTAATGAAGACGTTAAACAGGTGACACCGAATGTTCAACCTGGTAATCCGATTGTTAATGGTGGCTTGATCCCTATCGCTGTTAATCCACTTACACCTGTTACTTCTGCTAACTTCATCGCTTATGTGGAGAAAGCTAACAAGCCAACTACATATCCAGTTGATGCGAGTGGTAACGGTGGTGGTGGAAAGATGGGTCTTCGCTTCTAATTGTACTTATATCTGACTTCCATTTCCCCTACTCCGCGCGACGATTGATACTAGGTGCTCATCGCCCCCCATAGTCCGCACTTAGTCATTGGTCGTCGCGTCCTTTTATATTGTGTGAGGATGGGATGCCGACTAGACAAGAAGTCATTAACTATATCACACAAGCAGCACAGCGCAGAGGAATTGATCCAGAAGTTGCGCTCCGTGTGTTTCATGGTGAGAGTGGATTTAATCCAAATGCGAAACTCATAACTCCACGAGAAGCGAGTTATGGTGTTACTCAGTTAAATATTAAGAATGGATTAGGTGTTGATGCTCTACGTAGAGGCATCGATCCTCGCGATCCTAATCAATGGCAGAGCACGATTGACTTCTCACTCGATCACGTAAAGCGTGGTGGTTGGTCGCCTTGGTCTGCTGCAACGAAAGCTGGCGTTAGTAGATGGGGTGGAGTGCAGCGCGACTTTAATCCCGAGAATATAAGGCCACCGAAGTCTATTGATATAGGCGATCAACCAACGCTTGCATCTCTTAATCCCCCCACTAAAACCCCCTCTAAACCTCGATCGGATATGAGTGGCGGGGCACAGACAGTATTAAGTCAACTCGCACCGACAGAGGCTAGTAACATGGCACGACCTTCAATACCCGATGCTATTAGAGAAGCGATGGATGAGACTATTAGAGGTGGGAAGGTACGGACTGCTGGCTTCGTGCCTCCGGGTTTAACTGCGGGGTCAGCTAAAACTAGAGCGAAGGCTAATGAAGCTGTTCAGCCACGCGGTACAATGAAGGATGTTGAAGGTGAGGCGAAACGTGCGAAGGAATTAAGAGAAGTACCTGATGCCGGTGCGCAGATCGGTGCGGGTGGTCGTAATCCTTCACCTGATGAAACGAGAGCATTAGCAACATGGTCAGAAGCTAATGATGCTTATATGGCAGGTCGTGGTCCTGATCCCGGTCCTCCGCCTCCAGTTGAAGGATTAACAGTTCCTCCTGGTGGTGGTCCGCGTGTCAAGAGTGCAACCGATCCTAAAGGTGCTGCTGATTTTAGAGAAGGTGGTCCTGCTGCGCGCACTGATCCTACATTAGCTGCGCAGAATGATCCTGCTGCACAATCATCATTAGCTGATCGCATTGCTGGACGTGCGAGAACAATGGGTGCTCCACTTGCTGTTGGTGCGGGTGTCGGTGCTGCTGTTGTAGGTGGTAGTTCTCAAAAGGCTAAAGACCCTGCACTTGCCGCAGTCGAACAACAGATGCAGGCTAGTCCCGGTGCGAACATTGATCCGGGTACAGCGAAGATGTTAGCTGCACAAGAACAGTCTGCTGGTTTGCCTCAAGGAACGTTATCAGGTGGTAATGCTGGTTGGAAAACATCGGCTTTACCTGTTGGTGGAATGTTGAAGGAGGCGGTGCCTGTATTTAAGGAAGTAATGAAAGACCCACAGGCACGACAAGCAATGCAGGTACTCGCTCCGAAAGTTGTACAGGCTAAAGCTCGAACGGATGCAATGACTGCGGATATGCAGAAAGACCCGACATACTATCAGCGAATGCAGTCGATGAGGCAACCACAACAGATGCCTAATGATCCTAACAATCCATTAGCTGAGAGACAGATGATGGATGCAGTTAATAGGGATCAACGCGGCTCTATGACGCGCAGGCCGGTCGCATCAGCACCACAACAAGACCCCGCTGTTGCAATGGTACAGCAACAGATGCAAGTTCGTCCACCACAACCAGTACCGACGCAAGCTGTTACATCTGCGCGACCTCCCGTAGTTGCACAGACTGAGCAATCGCCGCAACAGGGAGTACCGTGGGCGTCTAATAATCCCTATCCGCCGGGTGTCACTCCTACTCCCGGTGCATATGATCCTACTACTGGTGTACAAGGGATGCCGAGTGCGGGACAGATGCCGATGGACCCCGCAATGATGCAGTTGATGCAGTTCTTTGGAGGTGGTGGTGAGTGATAGTGTATTAGTATTAGCTGATGGTACGAAGATTGATAAGTCTACTGGTAAGGTGGTGAGTGATACGAGTAAGCCGCCTGAATTGATAGATGAGAATGAGGAGGAGGTTGACGAAGATGAGATCGTGGCTATTAAAAAACGAATACCCGTTAATCGTTTCCTCGCTGATCTTCCTGGTGATGTTAATAGTACGAGAGCTATTGCGGTAATCTGCGGGCTTACGTTATTCGGACTTAATGATCGGGAGATATCCATTGTATGTAATACTGATATGGATAAGATTACGGCTATCAAACAATCTGAACGATTTCAGGATTTCTCGACGGGTATTATAGACAATGTGATGAGGGCGCAGAGTGATAATATTAGAGCGATGTTTATCAGTCACTCGAAGGAAGCCGCGGATACTATAGTGAGCGGATTACGTAGTAAAGATTTCAACCTGAGATATGGAGTGTCAAAGGAGATACTAGATCGTGCGGGATTTAGACCTGCTGACGTAGTAGAGCATCGTGTTAAACATGAGAATGAATTGAAGATTGTGCATATTAGAGGGGATGCTGAGAAGCATGTGACTATAGATGCTGATTTCGGGGAGCCTCTATAATGCCCGGAGAGTATGACGAGATTATTGCTGCTATGATGAACAATCAGGGATTGATGCAAGATCGCCCTGAGGACATTACTGGTGTGACTTATCCTATTGGAGAGAACCTGTTTAACAATCAACCGGGACAACCACCACGTCCACGTTCACCCATTCATCGTGTGCATCCTAATGAGCCGAAAGATGATACGGCGACACAGTTGCAGCAATATCTAAACGATCAACAGCGATTTGAAGAGATGAATGCTGCGGGTATTGATACACTGCGACCATCGCATCGTAATCAAGGCGATACAGAACGTAGTATGATGGATATGCCTCCTGAACAAAAGGCTCCGAGTGGTAATGTTGTGAAGGATCAATACAACAACCTTCCTCCTCCTGATCCTAATAACACAAGATACCCGATGACGGTCATGCCTCCACAAGAGATGATGCAACTGATGCAGTTTTATCAGAATAATGGCGGAGAAATCTAATGGTAGCGCCTACAGTACGTGCATCTACTACACAGAGAGCACGTAAGTCCGAGGTATTCGATAAGATGACCACTGTACGTGGCTTCGGTCCTAGTGGTGGTGCAAATCTACGACAAGCGATGGCTGAAGTTATCGCTTCTGGTAAAGAGGGGAGAGATGCACTGAGCCAGATTGCTGAACGGCTTAATAGTCAGCAGAAGAACCTTCGTCCGAGTCATAAGAAGTAATAGGAGATAGAGATGGCGACTAATCCTGGCGTGAATGGTGTAGCTCAAGATCTTACTAATCGTATCGTGCGTAAACCAGCGAACATTGCTAGTGGTGCGACTATTAGTCAGCCGATTTTGATGCACGGATCACCTCTCGTTGGTATTGACTGCTCGATGTTGACGAGTACCGCGATCACTCTCCTTAATAGTATTGATGGTGGCTTGAGTTATCGTGCTGTTGAGGATGCAGTAACTGGTAATGCATTCAGCGCGATAGTAGAGGCTAATCGTTACCATCACGTCAGCCCACCTATTCGCGGATTGGATATGGTTAAGGTAGTCTGCGGAACTGCGGAGGCTGCGGCAAGAACTGTGATCTTGGTGAGTGATAATACGAGGCGCTAGTGTTCAAGCAACACGTCAACACTCCGAGATACGCGAAGGATGCAGCTACGAAGCTGTACGTTGACGAACTTGGCGTGAAGTTACAGACAGCGATTGATGATGCTATTGATACAATACCACCACCGCTAGATGCGTATACGAAGACGGAGGCTGATATAAGATATGTAAACGTCGCCGGGGATACGATGACCGGCGATCTTACTATTAATAAGGCAGATGCACAGATACACCTAAAGAAGACAGCGGGTACTGGTGCGTATATTACCACATATAATGGAAGCCTTCCTCGTTGGTCGCTGCAACTTGGTAATGTTACTGCTGAAAGTGGAGCAAATGCAGGATCGGACTTTGCATTACTCCGTTTTAGTGATGCAGGGGCGTTAGTAGATGCACCACTAGTAATTAATCGCTCAACAGGATTAGGAACAGTTGCCGGTAATCCTACAGCACCATTAGGAATTGCGACGAAAGGATATGTAGATACTGCTGTAGGGGTTATTAATCCAGCTAACTTCGTGTTGAAAGCTGGCGACACGATGAGTGGTGACTTACGTATTAATAAAACTGCCCCTTATCTCGTTCTCGATAAAACTACTGATGCTGGAGCCGTAATCATTGGAAAGAGGAATGGACTCAATCGTTGGTTTATAAATGTTGGTGCTAGTGATCCTGAGACTGGTGGTAATGCTGGTTCTGGTTTCTATCTAACACGATGTAATGATGATGGAAGTGTTGGAGCAGATGTACTATTCATGGATCGTGTAACGGGTGCATCACGTTGGGCAGGTGATCTAACTATCAGGAAGTCAAATCCTTTTGTGGTCCTAGACAAAGCAGCGTCAGGACAATCGAATATTGTTGCCGGTGTGAAAGCGGGTGTTACTCGTTGGTGGCTACGTGTGGGGAATGATGAACCAGAGAGTAGCGGTGATGCAGGAAGTAATTTTGATATCCTCCGTTGGAGTGATACTGGTGCGTATTTAGGAGGCTCGTTAAATATTACCCGTGCGACTGGTAACGTGATTATTAATAATAACTTAAGTATTCAAAAAGAACTAGTAGTTAATGGTAGTTGCACTGTCTTCGGGCCGGGTCTTTCGTTAAGTGGTCCTGCTGGTCAGAGTGCAACGTTTAATATGACGAAAGCCGTAGATGGTGACGTTATACAATCATATATAAGCACTTATGCTGGTTCTAAATGGTTATGGAGATGGGCTGACGCTGGTAGCAATGATATTAATTTATATCGACTGAATGCGGCAGGATCAATCGTCAGTACACCGATAAGTGTTGTCTGGTCTACTGGAAATATAAACTTCAATGCCACTGTGTCGGTTGGTAATAGCCTTACCGTAGGTGGACCAATCACGGCTTATGGTGGAATGTGGATACATAACAACACAGACGCAGGCATTGTGTATCTAGGTAATAGTGGCGCGGTTTATCTACAGAATGATGGGGCTAGTCTCAATCTGTTCGGTAAACCTGTGATTATGAATAATGCGTTGACCATTAGCGGAATACTCAATGCTAATGGTAAGATCGCAATTAACAATAGTACAGGATTGATTGCTAATAGTGCTGGAAGTCAAGCACTAGAAGTTAAGTCTGCTGGTGTAGGTAACTCATCATTCATGGCTTTCCATATACCCGGATCGTTTGCCTCTAATTTTGGTATTGACACAGATACATTTTGGAAAGTTGGTGGTTGGAGTATGGGAGCCGTCGCACATAAAGTGTGGCACGATGGTATATGTCCGAATAGTGGTACGTATTTTAGAATGCCTAGCGGTTTGATGTATGTGATGGGCACATGTCCTGCTGGTATGGGTAACGGATGGGTTAATTTTCCAGTAGCATTTCCAACGACAGTGCTCGGTATAGCTATTACCGGCCAAGCTGCATTAGCAGATGGTAGTTCGATCACATGTAACCAACAGGCATTTGAACATGGTAGATTTTACTTCCAACCGAGATACGTTAACAGCGGTGGTGCTGTAGGTGTGGCTACTCAACTATACTTCTACGTCGCATGGGGATATTGATGACTGATGAGAAGATAGAACAACCGATTATCATTCCTGAGACACCATTGGGAATGGCTACTTTCGTTGTGCGTTATTATGGTACATTCGATGCGGAAGGTAGGGCTATAGCATTTTATACGAATGAAATTTATCCACCTGAGAATGAGAATGCTCGTAGTTCGAAGATACCTCTAGAGGCTGTGGAGATTACCGAGGAAGTTTGGAAGGAATTGCTGGCTAAACAAACAGGAGCGGTGTATCTCGATGGTCATGTGGTTGACGTACCGTATCCATACATACCACCACCGCCACCTAGTCCTATAGAAGCGATAGAAAAGGCAATCGAGTCACTTGCTAAGGATATACAAGAACTCAAACGCGAACTGAGAGGTAGACGATGAACGAAGATCAACAGGCTATTAGTCAGAAAGTCGAACAGAACGTGCGTATGCTCATTGGTGATCTGTATATGCAGGTACTTGTACTTAGAGCGACTATTGAAGCTAATAACGATCACGCAAAGATGAACGATCAAGCAAAGGTGAACGGGAGAGGTGAGTTCGATGCCCATGAAAAGCGACAAACAACGTAGAGCGATGCACGCTGCGGCATCTGGTAAAAGTAACATTGGGATACCGAAACAAGTTGCGAAACAGTTCGTCCGCGACTCTTCGGCGCGCGGAGTTTCACAGCCACAGCAACAAATACAACAACAGCCGAAACAACAATCACCTGAATTACAGATGGCGATGATGGAGGCTATGAGGAGAGGTCGGTGATGATTGCATTAGCGCGACCTATCGTATTTTCATTATTACTGAGTGGATGTACGACGTTTCCTTCGTTCTTTGGTCCCGCTACTAGAGGAGTAGACCCATATGCTGCTGCGGTATATGGGGTACCTGATGCAGTTGTAGTTACTCGACCTCCTGAGATTTATACAAGAGCGGAGATCGATGCAATCAATGCGGAAGTTAGTTGTCGAAGACTTGCAAGGAATATGCTAGAAGCACAGAGATGCGGTGTGAGGAGGTAACAATGCCAATCGGTCTTATCTTTTGGGTACTGATGCTCATCATACTCGTGTTTGGTATAGCGCGATCTCAACCAGCATTCGCTCCTTATGCATGGGGATGGGACTGGTTGTTGTACATCCTTCTATTCCTACTCGGATGGAAGGTGTTTGGCTTCATGGTACACGCATAGGACACTATGACTAATTACATTGTAAAAGAGGACGGCTTGAATGACCGTTTCTTCAGGTCGCGTGCTAAGATACGAATTCTTGGTGGCGGCTTTGCTAACGGGAAGACTGCTAGTGCCTGTATTGAAGCACTCAAGTTTGCCCGTGACTATCCGGGTTCAAATGGGCTTATGGCTCGTGCAACTTATCCTAAACTTAATGATACTCTTCGTAAGGAGTTTATCAAGTGGTGTCCGAAGCAATGGGTTAAGAATTTCCCGTTAGGACAGAACAGCAGTAATATGTGTACTCTAAAGAATGGGACTACGATTAACTTTAGATACATGCAACAACAGTCGAGAGGGGATGAAGCTGCCACATCGAACCTCCTCAGCGCGACTTACGATTGGATTGTAGTCGATCAGATTGAAGACCCTGAAATCGTACATAAGGACTTCTTGGATTTGATGGGTCGTCTACGTGGGTCTACTCCGTATATCGGTGATGATCCTACGATGCCACACACTGGTCCGCGTATGATGATTTTAACCTGTAATCCTACGAGGAATTGGGTATATAAGCGTCTCGTCCATCCATTCCATCTATATAAGGAGCGGGGAGTTATAACGAACGACCTGATTGTTTTAAGGGACAAGGACGGTAAACCTATTAAGAAGGATGACCAAGTACAACCCTTGTTAGATGTGATCGAAGGTAGTACGTATGAAAATGCCCACGTACTAGAGCCTGATGTCATCCAAGGATTAGAGTCCACTTATACCGGACAGATGAAAGATCGCTTCCTATTAGGTAAGTGGGCAGCATATGAGGGTCTAGTATACCCACAGTATAATGATATAACACATAGCGTCGAACATACGGATATAATGAAGCTGTGGAATAAGCTGATCGACGACGGGTACATGATCCCTATTATAGATGGCTACGATTTCGGTATTGCAGTCCCATCTTGCTATTTGCTCTCCTTCGTTGATAATGATGGCAACGTTATTATCGTGGACGGTTTCTACAAGAGCGAGATGGGAATATTAGAGCAAGCCGATAAGATACGGTCTATAAGACAGAGATGGGGGTTACCACAGGATCAAGACTGTTGGGCCGATCCGAATATCTTTAAGCGATACGGTGGTAATAGTGGTAACGTCAATGAGACAGTGGCTAGTCAATTTGCTAATCTCGGTGTCCCGATGCGTCGGGGTAATAATGACATTCTCGGCGGCATTGTTAAAGTCGGAAGTTATCTCACTATTAGTCGCTTTCATCGTAATCCTTTTACTGGTGACTTCAGTGCTCCTCACCTATACGTATCTCGTGACTTAGATTGGTGGATTGATGAGATAGGTGGGTACTATTGGGATAAGGATAGTAAAGGTGAGAGAGACGATAAGCCGAATGATCGTAATGACCACGCAATGGATACTACGAAGTATATGCTCACGAAGCTAGAGGCTATCGCTCGTCTCGATCCACGACTTAATCAAGAACCTGGATATCTACAGTGGATGGAAAGTGATATAGTTGAGCCTAAATCGCGTAAGTGGCGTCATGGTAGAGAACGCCAGCAACAGATGAGCGAGATAGTGTAATGGAACCGGATGACGTTGCAACTGCGGCGATTAGTGAAAGCCTTGTTGAAGGTGGGATTAAACCTGAGAAGGGTAAAGAGGAATATTCACCATCATATAAGATGATGGCAGATACTAAGATACCCGTATCGAAGCAGATGGGGAAACTGTGGAAATCTCGACGCGATCAGGCGAAGGCGAAGCTTAAGAATGAAGGCATCGCTGACGCATGGGATGAATGCATTAGGTATTATAACAACGATCAGGTGACACATAGTAATGTAGAAGGCAGCCCGAATGTATCTCGGATGTCACGTAAGGGGACAGGTATCAGTGATGAGCACATTGAAACGGAGAACGTTGTATTCGCGAACACTACCGCACTTGTACCAGCTACCTACGCCAAAAACCCCGATGTCGAACTCACCCCTAACGATAAACAAGACGAAAAGACTACTGCATTCTCGACTTGCTGCGAGAGAGTGGTTAATGCGTTATTTTCGAAAAAGGTATCCCCCGGTATAAATCTCAAGCCTAAAGCTCGTAAGTGTATCATTATGTGTACACTTACGAATGTCGCGTATTTAGAGTTGGGATGGACGGAGAAGGAGGATAGTAGTGAGGCGACGCTTGTTGAGATACAACATGAAGCGGATAGACTTGCGAAGGCGAAAGACATTCACGAGATTGAAGAGATAGAGGGATGTTTGGCTGCACTTGAAGATAAGATCAACGTCCTCAGTCCGAGTGGCCCGTGGTGTAAGTTTCGACACCCGAAAGATGTACTACGTGATCCTGCCACTACTCATAATGATTTGACTGATTGTAATTGGCTTATGATTGCTGACTTCGTTCCTACAACGCTGCTACGGGCGATATACTTTAAGAAGAAGGAGGATAAAGAGGACGAGTGGGAGTCGATTTACGCCCCGACGCATATATTAAATGCGAAGTCGAGCGGTGGACACGATGAGGAGATTAACAACTTTTCTCTATTAGACGGACATAAGGATTATCACAGCTATGGGTACGATGATGAAGACACGTTTGACAAAGCGAAGTACACAAAAGTTTGGAGAGTGTACGATAAAGTTACACGACGACTCTTGTTGTTTAACGATAAGAACTGGTCGTGGCCTGTATGGGTATGGGACGACCCTTACAATCTCACCAATTTCTTCCCGGTCATTTGTTTGGAGTTTTATACCGATCCCGAGGGCGACTATGCTCGATCTGAGGTGATGTATTATCTCGATCAGCAGGATGCGATTAATGAGATAGCTAGTGAACGTCGTAGGGCGATAGCGTGGACACGGAAGAACCTATTCTACGATATCGATGCGATCAAGGACAGCAGTATAGTATCCAACTTCCTCAGTGGTGCTGAGAAAGGTGGAGCAGTTGGTGTGAAGGTACCTGATGGTAAGAAGATACAAGACCTTATCTTCTCGGTACCTCCACCATCTGGTCAGTTTATGCAGTTATTCGATCCACAGCCTTATCTACAAGCAATCGATCGCGTCTCGTCTGTTACTAATGTGATGAGAGGCGTGGAGTATAAGACCAATACAACTAATAAGGCTATCGAGTCATATGAGTCACAGACACAGACACGTCTTGATGAGAAGATTGACCAGATAGAGGACTTCATTGGTAACGTGGGTGCTACACTATTAGAACTATGTGTAAGTAAGATGCCTGCTGAGATGGTCGCTGCTCTCGTTGAAGATAAATGCGGTGAAATATGGTCCGCGATGACACCAATGACACCGCAAGAGTTTCAATCGAAGTTCTCACTACGCATGGTCGGTGGTTCTGCACTCAAACCGACTGCTAGAGCGAAGAAAGAAGAAGCCTTACAAATGGGTCAGGTTCTCGGACAGTTTGGTAAAGCTGTCCCCGCTACAATGCTTATAATTCTACGTATGTTTGAACGTGCTTTTGATGAGGTAGTTATCACTGAAGAAGATTGGGCAATGTTGAGGGCGTCTGTTGAGAAACAACTCGCACCTGAAGAACCCGAACAGCAACAACAACCCGGTGGGGATCAAGTTGCTGAGATGGAGCAACAGCTAAATCAACTACCTCCGCAAGCTAAACAAGCTATCGGAGCGGCAATGGCTAAAGGTGTACCGATACGACAAGCTGTCGAAGAAGTAATGATGAGAGTACAACAGGGTAAGCAGAACAGAGTTACCGAGATCGCAAATGAACATGCGACTCCGAAGCAACCATCAATCAATAGAGGACAGACAAATGGCGCCCCGCAGGGAGTCCCTCAATAACGAAGTAGACGACCAGATGCTTGATACAGTACCGGGTCTTGAAGAAGATGTCGGTGCTGGTGATGAGTTTGATAATGTACAAGAAGCTGATGATACTGGTGAACCACAACAGCAACAACAGCAACCGCAAGACCCTACACAATTACGCCAGCAAGACGAAGGTCAAGTACGATACGATCAAGCTGGTAATGTTATAGACGCACGCGGTAACATAGTCGCTCCTGCTGGTCGTGGTCGTAGATTAGATGAGCAGAACAGACGATATCGTGGTCTATTAGATGCTAAAGAGCGCGAGTTACAACAGGTAAGGGCGCAGCAGAGTGAGGCGAACTTCCTTAACGGGGCACCTGCAAAGCTCGGACTAAATAACGACGAAACGGCTGCGGCCCTTGACATGATGGCCCTGTTCAAGAATAATCCTGCGCAGCTAGTGCAGATTGTTCTAGCGGAGGCATCAGCTAAAGGTGTCGATCTTAATAAATTACTCGGTTCGAACATAGGTGCAGTTCAGACCGATGCCATTAGGAAAATGCTTGATGATCGTTTAGCTCCTCTTGACAAGATTAATAAAGAGCGAGCAGAGAACGAACGGGTCACTCAAGCAGTCCATACACGATATAACACATTCTTGTCTAAATACCCTGACGCTGATCCGCATCAGGATGCTATCGCAAACTTAATGCGAACTCAGGGCCTCAATGAAGTCGAGGCATACTTTAGAGTACGCGAGTTTGCGCTTCGGAATAGGTTGGATTTCGAACAACCTCTTGGTCCTCAACTCGCTGCTGTTATGCAACGTGGAGGCCAACAGCCGGGGCAACAGGCATCTCGTCGTCGTCCAATTGTTAACGGTAGAACACCGAGTAACGGGATGACAGAACGTCGGACAGAGGTCGCTTCTCCTGATCGTAGCTATGCATCGATCATTGACGAAGCACTCCAAGAGTCAGGATATCAAGGGTAATGTCAACACTAGCAACAGTCCTCAACTCCACGCTCACTAAGTCGCGTGGCAAGTTGATTATGGCGGCAGTTAAATCCAACGCATTCGTTGCGTGGGCGATGGCTACCAACCGCGTCGAATATGAAGATGGCGGTTGGGAAATCACTAATCCTCTCACAGTGGGACGCAATCCAAATGTGGGAACGTATGAGTATTATCAAACTCTTCCTGTCAACCAAACTAACGAATTTACGACTATCCGTTATGGATGGTCTAGATTTGCTGGTACGGTCATTATCTCCGAACAGGAAGAAGACGAGAACCGAGGACGAGCGCAAATCTTCAAGCTGATGAAAGCGAAGATGGAGGTCCTTGAAGAGAGTATCAAGGAACAGTTCTCCGCTTATCTCTATGCTGCGGGTGGTGGTACTGATCCACTCGGTTTGGCGTCTCTTATACCGGACGATCCAACTACTGGAACGTTGGCTGGTCTTAATCGTGCTGCTGAACCTCAGTGGCGCACTTCATCTTATGACTTCAATGTCGGCGGTATTGACTCTACCAACATTGAAGAGGCGTTCGATGACGTATTGATGGACCTCACTGTTAAAGGTGAGAAGCCTGATATCATTCTCTGTGGACGTAACCTGTACCGCATCTATCGTGCTGCGGTCAGAGACAAGATCACCATTAATCTTGGTGAGAGCAACAGCGGCAAGAAGATGATGGACCTTGGTTTCAAAGGTGTTAGCCATCAATCCGTGCCGATGATGTACGATGAAGATTGCCCTGTGAATAAGGCATACTTCATCAACTCTAAATATCTACGCCTTCATGTGCTCAAGCATGTGAATATGAAGGTGAAAGAACTTACCGCGCCGTGGAATGTGGATGCAAACGGATCGCGTGTCGTGTGGCAAGGACAGTTCTGTCTTTGGAAGGCATACCGCACTCACGCCGTTCTCATTAACGAGTGAGATAGATGGCACAAGCAGTACAATCGCGAGTCGATAAGCCTGTACCTAAATTCCTGGTGGAAGAAGGTGGGCCGTATAAGAGACGAGTCGCTTCTTATGACAAAGAGAAGCGCCTCTTTAAGTACTCGGAGATTGAGGAACCGTCTTCGTTTATCCTCAAGTTTCCAAAAGGCCACTCTATCCGAGTGAGAACCCGTGCAGAAGTGGAGCGTCTTGTTGGTGATCCCGAATACGTTGAACTCGTTGATCTTGAGACGAGCGATGTAGTCGGGGTTATTCAGAAGCCGCTCAAGAAGAAAGGAGAATAACTATGGCTCAGGGCGTAAACTCTCAGCACTTCGATACTTGGAACCAGCAAGTTAATATGTACGTACCGGACGCGCAGTTCAGTGCGGATATTGACTATGTGACTGGTGAGTATCGTGCTGACTATGGTGCGGTGCCTGCTCTCAGTGCGAACGGTATTCTCGCTGCGGGTAACTGGGCGGTAGCTGGTAGTAGTAACGTCTTCACTGCTGGCTATCGTGATAAGTTGGGTCCGTTTGGGCGTCAGCTTTCGTTCGTCTCACTTGCTACTGCTGCAAACGTCGTTACCATTCAAGGTCGCGACTATATGGGGCAGCCTATTCGTGAGACGCTGACACTTAATGGTGCGACTGCGGTTAATACGCTTAAGATTTATCGCAGCTTGGACTTGTTGACGTGGACTGCTCCTAACGGTGCGGCTACTACTGTGAACATCGGCTATACTGATGTTCTCGGTGTTCCGTATCGTACAGTAGCGGTGCAGAACTGGCTCGAAGATGGACTTGCAGCAACTCCGGGTACTGCTACGTATGGTGCAGCTAACAATGTTGCACAGACAGCAGGCAGTAGTGATCCTCGTGGTGGTGTTGACTTCACTTCCGCCTCCAACGGTGTGAAGACATTTGCTATCATCGGTCTTGCTGACTTGACTGAACTCTATGGTATCGCTCACTACGCTGGTTAAGTTGTAATGGGATCGCTTATACGTGTAAGCGGTCCCGTTATTCTTGGAGGTAGTGATGTCGACGTTTGCAGACCTTATTCGTAAGACGCTTGTTGAATTGAGACAAGAGCCGGGTATTAGTGTCCAGCAGTATAGCGAGGATGTACTTGCCGCTATAATGCAGAGACAGTTTAACATATTCTTCGATCATTATTGGTGGCCGCGGTATACTACGAATAGAGCGATGTTTATTCTTAATGGTGTAGATGGTCGAGTTGTTGAGGATTTAAGGGATAAGATTAAGCGGATAGATGATATTAGATACATTTGGTTACAGGAGGAAGGAACACCGCTTCCTGCACTCCCTGCACATGCGAATGCAGCTACGTATCGCAAGTTCTACACATCGACACCGGATGATAGTATATTTCAAGTCATCCCTGTAGAGACGGAAGGCTACGTTCGCGTCACTTACCGTACCAAGCCTAAACCGTTTACAGCTAATGATGAAGTTCATCTCGATGATGACTTGTTAGTCTGCGCGACTGCCTTCAATTATCTCGCTGATGATGAGGATGCGCCTAATAGTGTGAAGAAGTTTATGGAGGCTACAGCTAAACGTGAAGCACAATTACGAGAGGCGATGAATAGAGGACCGATACCATTCGGCGCACCAGCAGGTAGTCCGTTTACTGAATGGATGACTTGGTAATGGCTCCACTTAAATCAACAGTCATCAGAGACTTCGGAGGTGGGTTAAATGTTGTTGACGATGAACTTAATTTGTCTTCATCATTTCAACCAGTGCTGGATAATATACATAGAGGCGTTGATAACACCCTTTCTGTTAGATGGGGCACGGAGTTATTCGTTGACCTCCGACGGGGAAGCGTATTAACCGGCTCTGCTGTATTTAGTATCGCATGGACTATAGGACAGCGGTCGTTAGTATGTGATTATAATGCTCATGGCTTACAGAATGGGGATCATATTACGTTCGTGAATGGCTGGACTAATATGCTCGGTTTGAAGAGCGAGGAGATTATAGGGAAGACATTCGGTGTACGTATCGAGTCAGCGGATCGCTTCCACCTCGTTATGACGACTGCGGCTACTGTAACTGGTTTCGATAATGCAGCGAAGACAGTGACGAAGGATACACACTTCCTCGCTGGTGATATTGTTGAGCTTGTCTATTATGATGAACAACTCGTCGCTGTTGATAGTTTAGGTGAGATAGTTAAAGTCAATGCGGCAATGCAGACTACGAAGATATGGGATCACTCTAAGGCATTCATTACTCCGGGTTCTGTAACTCCCGGACCAGGATGGAGTAATATCGACTACGCATCATCGGCTATCTTTAAGGGTGAGTTGATTATCGTCAACGGTATCGATAAGCCGGTGATTATTAATTTCCAAAAGACACCTAACTGTACGTATTTGGCTGATGCGGGTGCTGAGTATAGTACGGTAAACGTACCTGTATGTCGTTATGTGTGTGCTATTGATAAGTGGCTGATAATGGCAGGTGATCCATTGATGCCATATAAGGTACATATTAGCGCGACTAATAGTAGCGGTACATGGCAGAACCCGGCGGATGAAACTGATAACGATGGTGTGGCGATTGAGCTTAATAACACTAATAGCTCATCGGTATTCATCAGAGGGGTTAACAAGTTTAGAAACTTCCTTGCAGTAGCGTTCGACGATACGGTAGCGATGGTCGAACTTGGTATCTTTGACGGTACGCAGCATCGACCAGAAGTTACGGATAGTGTCGCAAGACATGGAGCTATTGCACATAAGAGCATGGTGTTTCTCGGTTTCGACTTGGTGATGGCTGATCCGATCGGTGTGCCGTCTTTTGCGAAATCACAGTTCGATAACTCTATTATACCATCTAGGATGAGTGAATTTATCGCACCGATGCTACAGATGAATATATCGCGATTGACAGCGAAGACATTAGAGAGGGATATCTTCTCAGTCTACAGTACGCACGATAATCGCTACGTCTTATTTGTCCCTAATCACGATGATGTAAAGGTACGTCTACCGAATGATCCCATCTATTATCTATTCGTAGATGTTGGTACTAATAGAGCGGTACTAAACACTCCTAATCACGGCATGGTAGAAGGTGAGAAGTTCTCGCTATCAGGATTAACCGATACTAAGAGGTCGATACCCTCTGGTGATATACCTGCGGAATGTACAGTCGAAGCTGTGTTAAATGAGAACCTTATATCCTTCCGTCTCCTTAACATCATCGTTGAGCCTCTCAATTTCGGAGGCATTGCAGTAGATATCACACGTAAGAGGACAGAGACTATTGCTTATGCTCTCACGTATAATAAAGGGCTGAAGATTAAGGCTTGGTCGCGCTATAGAGGATGGGACTTTAGAGCGGGTACCACATCACTATACGGTCGTGTCTTCTTAGCTGATAAAAGTCACATCTGGAGAATGGGTAATCGCTACGATCCCATTCACGCTGATTACATGGGCCTCTACGATCACATCTACGCTAATAACACTACGTATACAGCAGGGACGAAGGTGCGAGATGTACTGACTAATGAAGTGTACACCGCACAGAAGACAAACACGACTTCGGTTGATGACTCGTTTGAAGTAGAGAGGGAAAGTTTCCCTGATAACTGGATCATTTATAAAGGCATGCCTATCAACTTCGACATTGAGTTCCCGTGGGCTGACTTCGATAAGAGAGATATGACTAAACTGCTGAAAACTATAAACGTTGATGCTAAAGGAAGAGATCGGTTCACTGTTGAGATGTATCTTGATTACTATTATAAGCATAAGGTTACAGGTGCGCGTACTCCTCTATTATCGATGGACATGGTTGGTGGTGATGAAGGTGGCTTCGGTGTCCATCAGCAATCACATGGTACTGGTCGCCTCGCCATTAGACAACGACCGATACCTTTTGAAGCACGAGGGAAATTGTTTAAGTTTCGTATCTTCGGTTCGACTATAGAGCCTCTCCGTTTCATCGCGTTCATCTTCGGTTACAAAATAGTGGGAAGAGATCGATGAGCATCGGACCAGTTAAAGAGTACACGACGTACTTTGATCTTGAAGTACCCACGTTCGACTTTCCAGCGTGGCATACGTACTACGAACGCAATCTGAAGACTATCGATGGCATTATGTATCTAATGTCAGGATCGAATAGTCTTAAAGGTGTGTGGAAGAATAGCGTCGAATATGAAGTGGGTGATCGCACGGTTGATATCGACGGTGCGGAGGCTTACGAGTGCTTCGTTGGACATATAAGTCCTCCTGCACCGATGACGTTTGCTGAACATCGTCTCCTGTATCCTACGTATTGGATGGGTGTTGACTTCATTCAATCATTGATGGGTACGTCTGATAGTGCTGTAACGGTTGGCACGGGGACGAAGGTATTTGGTACGCAATCAGGCAGAGTGTTTGCTCCAGGTGCGAAGGTCACTATCGCAAGTAGTGCTAATCCTACCGTTGATTGGATGTGGGGTGCTGTTAGTGATTATACGGGATCAATATTGACAGTCGAAGTCGAAGTTGTTGGTGGTAGCGGTACACATGAAGATTGGTGGATCGCTGTTAGTGGAATTGAAGGACCAGTTGGACCGATTGGACCGATGGGTATTCAAGGTCCGCAAGGCATACAGGGCGATCAAGGCATTCCGGGACCTACAGGACCACAAGGTATCATTCCCGAACCACCGACCGGCGGAGCGATCTACGGACGGCAAAACAACGCGGGTACTGGAGCGTGGCAACTCGTTACTGCTACTGCTGCATCTACTCTTCCCACTACACCAGCGGGAGGTCTATCTTCAACAAACGTTCAAGCAGCACTTAACGAATTGGATACTGAGAAAGTTGCTAAAGCTGGTGGTGCTGCTGCGGTGATGACAGGTGTGCTTACATTGCCTGCCGCTAATCCAACTGTCGCTACAGATGCAGCACATAAGGGATATGTTGATACTCAGATTGGTACAATTAGTGCAACACTTACTACCAAAGCTGATAAGACGTATGTTGATAATCAACTTACAACAAAAGTTAATCTTGCTGGCGATACGATGGTGGGAGCACTTAACTTTAATGGCCCGAGTCATTGGGCATTTGGTGGAGTGGGTGCTGGTAGTTGGTTTAGTACGCCGGGAGCGGTTGATAGGTTCTTTGTAGGCACAGAGCCAGCGACCGATAACTTTCGACTGTATTCGATAGCAGCAGGTAATATTTTAACTCTTGCTGGTGCGAATGGAGATGCAACATTTGCGCATGATATTATTGCTAATGGTAATTTAAGAACATCAGGATCGGTTGCTATCGGTCAAGGTGTTACGTCTGGTCTGTATGGCGATGGTTCTGCATTAGCACTTAGAGCGTATGGTGCTGGTCCTATTTACTTACAACAAGCTAACGGTGCTGCTCACTATGCACTCTTCGGTAATGGGTCATCGAGGATATATGGGACATTAAATGTAGATAATACCCTAACATGTTCATGGGATGTCGTAGCTACTCAAGCTTTATGGGCACATAACGGCTTTGTGTTCCTCTCTGCTGCTGGTCATTATCTACGTTGGGATGGTGGTAGTTATCAATTCCCACATGGTCACTTGTACTCACCGGCTGGACGTTTGTACGGTACGAATGATTTCAACTTTAGTAACTTCATTCAGAATGGAGCAACACCAACCTTCTACGCGATTGAAGGTGCGTATTATATTGACATGAAGTATCCGGGTCATGAAGCGGAGGATTTCTGTGCGCGTATTATAGTTGGATCAGATCATGTTTTATCTTTTGAGTCTCCATCAGTTAGAACTAATACTGAGTTCTCTGCTCCGACAATGTGGACTAGTTTAGGTTATCGGTGTAATACTGGTGGGAATTACGGAGCGTATGTCTTCGCTATCAATTGGCCGGGTGGTGGCTTCTATATTAACGGTACGTATGTCGGAGCTATTGCCGTCAGTGATTATCGTGCGAAGAAGGATGTTCGTCCACTCCCATCGATGTGGGATCGTGTGAAGGCGCTTAAACCTGTCAGCTACCAACACCGAGATTACACACCGTCTCATCTGACAGACACAGCGAAGAACACAGGGAAGCCGTTTGTCGAAGCTGATGGTATTGAGCGATGGGGCTTTGCTGCACATGAGTTACAGGATACACTGGTTGAAGGTGCAGCGACAGGACGTAAGGATCAGGTTAAAGTATTACAATCACCAAATCCAATGGTGGTTATTGCTGCTCTCACTAAGGCATTACAAGAAGCAATGGAACGTATTGAAACACTAGAGGCCGCATATGCAGATGCAAACTGAGACCACGACGATCACACATAGACAACGACGACTTGAGCGACTTAAGAGAGCAGGGTCGTGGTATGATATAAGAGAGATGCTGACTAAAGATGACTTATACGTATTAGAGCCTCTCTTCAAAAAGGCGCATCAGGAACTTCAACCGCATCTCGACTTTTCAATGGATGCGATACTCCGTCATGCAACGTATAAGATGGCCGATCCTGAGAGGATGACGTATAATGGATGGGCCGCCTATCGTGAAGGTGAGCCAGTCGGTTTCTTTATCGGTTCGCTGTCATCTTTCTTTATGTCTACGGATAAGATGGCAGTCAGTAACGTATGGTATGTAGACAAACCCTACAGAGGAAGCCCTGTAGCCTTCCTGCTGGTTAAACAGTTCCTACAATGGGGAGCTGTCCGTGGATGTGTTCGATTTGTTATCGACATAATCAAAGACAAACACTCCGACAAGCAAGTTCGACTATTCGCTAAGATGTCACAAAAGCTCGGCTTCAGAGAGGCGGGCGTCTACTTTGTAAAGGATACGAACAATGCTGCCAGCATGGATGATCGATCAAGTTCGACGTAAGAGTGATGAACAATCGGAGAGACATATCGGAGACGAAGACACGACGTTTAATAGAGATACTCCTCGTCCTGATAATAGTGATATTAGCGATGACGATAGTGATGTTCTAAACTGTGGAGGTAATGCACCTTCACCGCCTCCTGCTCCCGATCCGATGGCAGAGGCACGGGCACAACAGCAACTCGAAGATCATCGTAATGAGATTGCTGAGACTAATCGCATCGCGGAGGAGAAACGTGCTGCGGAGAAACTTGTCAAGGATACCGCAGACTTTCAAGGTCGTGTCGGTGGAGCAAAAGCTCTCGCGAAAGACTATGGTAGCAGTAAACTACGCACGATGGGCATTGATGATAACTACGGCATCATGTCCGCGTATGAGAATGCACTGAATAAAGCTCAAGGGAATATCCCTAATCTCGATCCGTCTCCAGGTACGTACTTCGGTTCGGACCTTTGGGAGAATACCGTAGGCGACATACGCACACAGAACCGCAATAAGATCACTCGCGGTTATGAGAGTGAGGTTCCGGTTGGTTTCGAGTCCACGTATATACCAGATACCGCTGATGACCAGCTTATACAATCGATCATCAACGAACAGTTCGGTGAGGCGAATGAGTATATCGATAGAGCTAAAGCGCGAGGTACGTTGAATGATGTTGGTTATGGTACAGCTTCGCGCGCACTAGGACAGCAGAAAGCTGGTGCGTTCGAACGTGCTAATCAACAGGGCCTTGGTGTTCTGGAGACTGGCAGACAGTCACTTAAGGATATCGACAAACAGGCACGTCAAGGACTAACGAATTGGGACTTCGGGGATCAATACGATCCATCTGCGTGGACTGGTAAGATCAAATCTGGTGCAGCAGCGTTTACTGGTGGACTAGAAGGTAAGTTGCGTAACGCATTCGGTAGCACTGAGTTCTTCGATCCTGAAGCACTGATTGCTAAGGGTGGTAAAACACAGGGAGCGGTTAATCCCGGTGCGACTGCGTTACAAGATGCAATGTCAGAAGAGGAACGTCGCCGCACTGCTGGTTCCGTTGGAGCGTTCTAATTCCTTATACGTATAAAGGAACGCAAGGATGGAAATGATGGGCGGAGCATTAGGCGCAGTCGGTAGCATTGCCGGTGCATTCATACAAGCCGACGCTCAGAAGTATGCGGCTAATACGAACTACTCTATCGCGTTGATGAACTACTATCAGCGCGAGAGAGAACGCACGCAGGCACGTCTAGAAGCACAAAGGATCGAACGTAAACAAGACCTCGGTATGACGGATATCGAGGGGACTAAGACCGCATTTACACCGGGACTTGGTTGGAGAACTACACCGACAGCGCAAAAACAGGCGCTGATGAATAGAGAACAAGCTGAGAAGATGGCTCAGTTTGGCGATACTGCTATGAAGCGTCGCCAGATACAAGCCAATGTCGGTCAGCAAGCTCAAGAACGTGATAAAGCACGCGCTCTATTCGATGAGATGAGCCGAACGTCTACTCCGGGTGCAGGGGAGATAGAACGTATTCTACTCGGCGCTCAAGGAACGGCTAGTAATCGTGCGTTCGATGATACTCTTAAAATAGGCGCACGTCAGTCAATGCGGACGGGTGCTAATCCCTCTAAACTATTAAGTGAGATTGGTAGAGCACGCGCACAAGAACAAGGTAGCATGGCGGGACAGGCGAGGCTTCAAGGATTGCAAATGGCTCCGCAACTTGAAGATCAAGATATGAAGATGAAGGCTAATCTGTATAACTTGTTTGCTACTAGAGCTAGTGCGATGCCAGATGTCAGCTTCTCACCAACACCGATCGATAGTGGTGCGGCTGCTGGTGCGATGAAGGGTTCTCAAGGCAGTGGTGAGTTGGCTGTTAAAGCTGCGATGATGGAAGGTGGACGGATGCCGTTCGTACCTCCCATGTATGGAATGGCTAATGCTGTTGGTGCTACTGGTATGGCTCTACAAGGATTAACGAAGAACGCACAGCCCATGTTTAACGAGGGTGGTGGTGGATATAGTCTTTGGGGAGCTATGAACGATGACCAACGGTTACGTGGTGGCAGTGGCTCATTTGCAGGAGCGCCATAATGGCTGATAGTTCATTCGATCCTCTCGCACTCGTTAAAGCGATGGGTCCACAGGCTGACCCGACTGAGTGGGCGAAACTGTATTATCAAGATGCAGCTAAAGGTCAGCAATTGAGAGAGGAGATTAAGAACCGTCTCCTCTTACATGAAAGCGATCAGAAGGCTCGTGAACGTGAAGGTGCTGCTAATCGTGCATCACATGAAGGTATTGCCGAAAAGAACCGTGGTGTGCAGAGGGAGAGGATTACACAAGCTGGTCAAAACTTTAAGGATCGATTAGCTGCTATTAGTAAGGATATTATATGGCCGAAGGGAACACTATCTGAAAGGGAAGCAGAGAATGCAGCCATCCTTAAACCTGGTGAGGATATCGGCAAGACACATCAGAGAATAACTCTTCACGGTATTACAAAGGTCGTACCGCTTGGACAGATGCCTATACGTCCTGCATCTTCCCGTGCTCCTGAGAGTATTCCAATTACACCGGGAGTTGATCCATATGATTGATAATCATGGCTGAAAAGAAAATCATCTACGACAAAGAAGGTAAAGATACGGGTGAAGTTGAAGGCCCCGATCCCGGTTGGGGTAAGTTCATGCTTCGGCAAGGTGCTATTGGCCTTGCAGATACACCCGGATCATTTGCAGGCTTGTACGGATTAGGCCGTGCAGGTGCGGAGTATCTATGGGATCGACGGTTCGCTGATACTGAGCATAAGCCAAAGGATTTCGCGCAGACATTACTCGATCCTGATGGTGGTGAGGAGAAACTTAATAAGTATAACCAACAAGTGATTGAACACATTCAACGAACGAGTCCAAATTACACACCTGAGGAAGTGAATAAACGGTTTGAACATATACAGAAGCACTCTAAGAAATACTATGAAGACACCACGCCGTTCTACAGACAGGGAATGGCTTTCGCTCGTAAATGGGGACAAGGAACGAATGAGTTCTTTGGTGATCCCCGTTTACCCGGTGAGAAGACACAAGCCGATACACTGATGAACATTGCTGGAGGGGCGGTTATACCTGTACCCGGTGAACAGGTGCTTGGTCCTATTGTTAGCGGCGTTGGTAAAGTTGCGGGTAAGACAGCAGGGAAGATCGCATCAAATGTCGCAGAGTTCACAACCCCAGTTACCTTTCTCCCCGCAGGAACTACAACAGGAGGAGCGATTGCTAGAGTGGGAGCAAACATTGCAATCCCAGAAGCAATCGATCAAGGAGTTAGGGCGTATAAAGGTGATCCTTCCGTTGTCGTCGATACAGTTGAAGCAGCTAAGAACCTCTATACAGGACAGGCGAGGAAAGAGGCGCTAACTGATGCTGCTAAGGAGGAGATTGTAAATAAACTTAAGGATGATGGATCAGAGACGGCTAAAACTGTAGGAGCGGCTGGGTTTTTCGCGACACTATTAGGTGCGCGTCGTCTTCGTAACATACCATCAGGAGGACCGACAACGCAGGCAATGACTGAGGCTGCGTATCCTATTGCCAGTAAGTTTAAGATGGGTGCAGCTAACGCCGGGAGTGACGTCGAAGCATTCAGAGTGATGGGGAAGCATCAAGGTCTTCAGGATGATGAACTTGAAGCCTTCATGACTAATATGCGGATGAATGCGGGTGGTAACGCTGCCGCAGATCATCGCATCTGGTACACACAGAAAGTCGAACCACTCTTTGAACGGTTTGTAAGAGAAGACCCCACATTTCAGCAGAAGTTTGTTCAGCACTCTATAGATGCAGACCGCATTCGTGGTGATGTGGATGCTCTATCTAAATCGAATGATCTATTAATGGAGGCACAGGCAGCGTTACAGAAAGCTACTGGTCCTAAGAGCCGTAGCACACCACAACGTATTCAAGAACTCACTGATGAAGTTAACATTCGTCAACTGGAGCATCAAGCTCGTATTCAGGATACTGATCCTAATCTCCGTTATTCGATGATGAATGAGGATCGTGCTACTGTAGCAGCGCGACTTGCTCAATCTCGACAAGACCCACGCATTAGAACATTAGATCGACAGTTTCACCGTCTCTATGATGATCCGTTTGATTATGCCGCTAGTGAAGGTGCGATGAGCTTGGCAGAAAGTCAACGGATGAAGCTGTCAACTCGTCAAGGGAACTATCACCTCACTGAAAATCCGATGGCGCAGAAGAACTGGTTCCAACGTGTGGGGACCAGAGTTATGCAGAACACAGAGGGGCATATTCTCAACTCTAATCCCGAAGCTGTTCTCGGTCTATATAGAATGGCTAATCGCGCTATTACTCGTAAGGGTTATAAGACACCTGACGAGAAGGCTATATACACAAATCCTGGGGTTAATGACGTACCGCATCCACGTACTAATAACCCTCTTAATCCGTGGGCAGAGCTTCGCCATGTAGACCTACGTGTACGTCAGGCTGTTGCACATAACAATGCGAGACGTGATTATACGAATATGGTTCTCGGTTCGCGTAACTATAATCCGAAGCAGATGGAGATCGTTGAAAAGTTCACGGAGAAAGAGCTAAGTAAAACTGCTAATATGAAGTGGATACAAGAGAAGGTAACTAAGAATAACGGACCTGATTATTACTACACCTATCGTACTGATAATGGATCGCTATACGTAGTGCGTCATAATGAGAAGGCTATCCACGAAGCATTGAAGTTCGCTCCTGCTGCTGTCGTGCCTATTATGAACCAAGCACGTAAGACAGTACAGGCATTCATCACTGGCATGTTTAACCCCGACTTCATCCGTACTGTCAGCGTACCTATCGATATTATTATTGGTGGTCTATTCCGTCATGAGAACATTTCATACGGACCTATTAGCCGTCTCGCAGCTAAGTCATTCGGTATAGGTCATCCACTCACGCGCATCCTCAGTGCAATGGGTGCGGGAATTGATATACCGTATAACATGTTTCTAGCGATGCCTGCTACTACGGCACGTGCGTTGTTAACAGAGGCATTCCTCGGTCAACTTGCTAAGAAGTGGGAAGCTGATCTAGCAATGAATGGGGGTACTGTTAGTGCAATTGCTAATCTCGTAGGAGGTAGACAGGCATTATTAGCAGCTACTACGGCTATGTCTAAAGCCTATGATGCTACGTATAACAACCTCATTAAACAGGCGAAGGTTGGTCACGTCTCTAGTCGTAGTGATGACGTACTAGCGCGAATGAATGATGTAAATGCCATTGTTAAGAAGCGTCCGATCCTCCAGTCATTCGGCAACTTCTATCTCGACATGCTCAACGTCATGGCAGACGTTCCTAAGATGATGGCATATTCACAGAACACTAAACTGTGGAATAAGGAGGTTGCCAAGGCGAGACAGCAGGCAGTGTTTATGAATGAGAAGTTCATCGCAGATCAGGCAGCTATGATCGGTGGTGATATGAGGCGTATTAGTGGTAGTAGATGGGTACAGAAATTCACGTCAGTAGTCCCGTGGTCTAATACTGTGCTACAGTCACTGCGGTATATGAAGCGTCGTATACAAGAGAACCCTGTTGAGAACACAACACGTATCCTCTCTCTTGGTATGGCGAGTACGTGGGGCTACTACATGCTATCTCGCGATCAAGAGGCGAATGATTGGTTCTATAATCAAATACCTAGTGAGAAGCGAACACAGTCGATACCTGTACCTAACTTCCTGCGTTGGGCAATGCGTTCTCTCGGTGTCAACATTCCTAAAGGTACGCCTGAACAAGAGTTCGATCTTGTACGCATGCCACCAGAAGCGATGATGTTCATTCTCCCTGTCATCCACGGAATGCGTGCGCTCGGGGTGCTGCCAAGTGAGGGTATTGTTATTCCTCCATCTCTAAGAGAAGACTTGGCACATGCAGCAGATCAGACCTTTGGCCTCGCCGTTCCTCCAGTGCTACAGGCATACTTCGCAACACAAGGTAAGAAGCTCGAAATCTCCAAAGGCTTCCGCGACATTAAAGATTATAAGTTCGGAGGTGCGAATGAGGATAAGATGTCTCCTCAATCGCGTGTCCCTCATATGTGGTATGACGTTGTTAATGCTCTAGGCGGTACTGTTCTCAGTAGTATGCTTGAAGCAGCTAACTACGGAGCGGTGACTGCTGAACATCCAGGTAAAACTGTGATGGAGGGCGTTACGGAGGGTGTTAAGAAACTCGGTGTCGCTCAGATACACAAAGTCCCGTTCTCCTCTTACATCTGGCCTGATGTCAATCGTCAATACATCTACACTCCAATCGCGGAGAAACTACAGAAGGATATGGCTATGCTCCGTAAGGGTGTGGAGGCACAGATGACTGCTGAACCGGGTGTTCGTCGTGTGCTACAGCCTAATGCGCGCATCAACTCTACAGAGAAGACAGGTGCATTACCCGGTACGACTATTGGTCAACCCGTTACTGATGTGAATGTACGAGCTATTATGGCACAGATACATATGGGCCTATTCACTGGTCCCTTTAAACAACTAGAAGATCAACGAAAGATCGAGCGTAATCGTCATCAGTCACTCACCATCGGACCCAATCCAACACGCGATGAGTCACCTCTAGTACGCTATAAGATGGCACAAGAGCAGGCTAAGAAAGTAGTCGCTTTGGATCGTCGACTATATACGATATATCAAGATCAATGGAAGAATGTTGTGTCTTCTCCGTCGGGGATTGCCTTTGCTGAGAAGTATGGTCCTCTAACACCTGAGAATTTGACGAAGGTAATTCAACAGAACGCTCGCGAGAATGCTCCTCTTCGCTAGTGTCCGTCATTCCACTTCGGTCTTTTATCTCGGACCATATCTTCGGATTTAAGATCTTCGTTGTAGCCATGAAGACCTTAATTGGGCGACCTTTGCCATTGCGGCTAGGCACTGTGTATAACCTCACTGCGCCCATGTCAGTGAGTGTCTCCATTATACTATTATATTCCATCGTCGTTAAAAACCACTTACTCGCCATCTGTAGCTCGTGGTTCTTCACTCCATTTAATCCACGCTTTAAGAGAGTTTCCCGTATTTTATCAAGCCCGTTTGTAAGTTTAAGATCAAAGGTGGCTTGTTTGAAGATAGTACGACCAGACTTCTTTGCCCTTGATATAGCATAAAGCGCCAATTCGACCTCAGCAATCCCAATACGTGATTTGAGTTGAGAGAGCGCGAGCGTCCCGGCAAGTCGAAGAATGTGGCTATCCTCTCTGCTTTCGAATGAGCGGAGATAACTCTCATGATTAAACTGGCGACTGCTGTACCACTTCGTAAGAAATGTTTTCGCTTCTTCATCAGGCTGTATTGATCCAAGCCTACTCGCATGGTCGCGGATCGCATTTAAATACTCCTTCGCTGCTTGTATATTCGGTCGCTCTAATCTCTCAGGCCAGAAGATGAGTTTCTTTCGTTGTTCACTACTAATGAAGATGGTTCGGCTAGTAAATCCCCCTTCAATGACATCAGGATTAATCGCACGCGATAGCCACGAGGGAGTGCTACCTGCGATAAATGTGATGAAGGGATTAACAAGAGGGAGTGTTCCATAGTTAAGCGATCCACCACCTTCTCTTCTGTCGGGGCAATCATAAAGGTCAGTAAGCATGATGGGCATTCCCATATTATAACCTTCTTTCCCAAAGAACGTGACCATCTCACTGATGTTGATAACAACATGACTCCTCCCATGTTGACCACTCTGGTTAGACATCAGCGCCCATAGTTTCTCAGGTGTGGTCTTTGTCTGTAATACTGTGGCGTAGTTTGGTAAACATCCCTGTATCATATCATGTGCGAAGTTAATCACGGTACTCTTACGTGTCATACCGCTCTCGGCACAGATGACTAGATACCAATTGAAATAAATAGGAGCGCGGGGTCTGTCGATGTAGCAAGATCGACCTACCACCGCGCCAATAGTCCACACAGCAGCCCAAAAGTCGTACTCGCTCGGTGTCTCTTGATCTTTAAGCAGAGACATGAAGAGTTCGATGTAGCTATCTTTAGGTGCTGTGATACTAAGCATTAGAGATTGGTGTGCTGCTTTCCGTGAACGCTTCCTTGGGGAGTTGCAGCTTCGAGTTGACACGCTGCGTTCTTAAGTGCCTCCACAGTGAGGTTAACCATCTGCGGGTTATTAGTGCCACCAGCAGCACTCAGTATTGCATCGGTAGAGGCTTTGAGCTTACCCATGTACTCTTCGCGTTCCTTGTTCGCTTTATCACTCGCCATCTGTGCTTCTTTAGCAGCACGTTCATCGTACTCGCTAGTCTTATCACCAGTCTTATCACCAGCTACTCGGCTACTCGCTTGCGGGTTATTCTGCTGGTGTTGTTTCAGTCGTTCGTTGTCGTCATCTTCCTTCTTGTTAGGCGCCTGATACTCTTTAGCCATCAAGTCCTCCTACATTGTATGTTGCTGTTTGTAGTCACTATGTCGCTTCTTCAACTTATCCAAGTTCAAGGTAAAGATGGAAGTAAAAGGTCGATCATATATATGTGTAAGGAGACAGATACTTTGAGTGACACCAATCGCTATTGATATAATAGCGTCAATGCTACTGTCATTGATCTTCATACTCGCAGTGTCACAGAGAAAGCCTACACTACGACCGAGTTGTAGGACTACTTCTTCGGCATCTTTGTAGGTAGCAGCCAGCTTTCGTAGCGAGGTATGGTAGTCCTCAAACGTTTCATACACGCTCAAAGTTCCCATGTCCACATTCATAACAATCAATAGTTGAGATGTGTACCACATAACATCTCCGCACTCATCCATGATCGCATCTACTGCTCTGTTGTGTGCTTCAAGTCCTTTCCCAATGTAATCACCTCTCAATATCTTCTTAACCTTATTAGCAACTTCACCGCACTCACCAAATAGTCCCATCGTTAAGTATGTAAGCGCGACTTCTCTCGGATAGATCGCAGTCTCAGCGGCTCTATGTTGATAGACAGAGAACTCATTATCGAAGTTTGCTGTCTTCGCTTCTGCGAACTGACTCATATCTTTATCTTCTTCAAGTTGCTCCATCGGTGTAATCCTTTCTCATCAGCCACACTCATCGCCAGATCAGCGGGTATGATTAACTGCTCTCCGCGTACCATTATAGGCTCTTCTGCGTATTTCTTCATTATCTTTAGACACTTCATCGCTCTATCTTTAGTAGCAAGTCCAACTAAAGCGTCGTGGACGTTGAGGCAAATACGTTCCTTGCGCACGTCCCATTCATCGTCTTCATGGCATTGATAAATAACCTTTGAAACCTTATCCCCAATTGTGCTTTGAGGTTTGAAGGCCACTATACTTTCCAACGCTTCTGGTGTAAGTCTCTCTATGATGTACAGGCGTCTACCGAAGGCGTTGTACAGCATCCTCGTGGAGCGGGCTTCATTCTCTAGCGATGCCCACCACTTACGAAGCTCAGGTGTAAGCCGATGGTACATGACGTAGCTCTCATGCGCGCGATGAAGCGGGAGGCCGGTGGTCTCTGCAAGCTTGTCCGCAGCCATCCTGTAGTTCAACCCATGTCGGCACCTCTTAGCGATGAACCGGATGGTCTTGTTGCCCGCATCGTCTTCGTCAGTGGTGGGCGTTTGCTCATAAGGGACTTTGAACATTTCACTTGCTAATGCTCGGTGACAATCGTAACTTCCATCTAGCCTTGCTCTTTCAAACTGTTCTTTCCACTTTGGAATGTTCGCTTCCCAAGCTACGTATCTCGCCTCTGCTTGGCTTAGATCAAAGTAAATGAAGACGTAACCTTCGTCTGCAATGAACATTCTCCTTGCCTTTGTGGGTTGATTTTGTAAGTTAGCTCCAGTGCCGATCAGAGTTTGTCCACTGCTCAATCGGCCTGGGGCTGCTTGCGTTCCTGTTTGTCTCCACTCACACCGCATTCTTCCATCTACGTCTATCTCCGACTCCGCATAAGTACTCAAGAATTTGTATTCTTTTGCCCATCGGTCGTGGAGATTAAGGACTGTCCGCGCATGTTCAGAAGTTCGCGGATGCTCTCGCATTCTCTGTCTATTTGCAGCATCAGTTGAAGTGCCACGCCCGACAAGTTTAAGTCTATTAAAGTATAGTTCTGAACGATCCCTTGTCGAGTTCGGATTAGGCTTAAAAGTATCATCATCAATCGCCCGTCCAACTGCTTGATGGAAGTCTTGGAGTAGCGTGGCAACGGTTTCGCTAACCTCGCTTCTAAATTTCTCTTTCTCTTCTCCATCGATCAATACTCCTCCTACTGTCATCCTAACTAAGTTAGGCTGAAGTCTCATTATATGATTAAAGAAGAACTCGTCCATCTTCTGTCTTTTAAGCTCATCTAAGAGTCGCTCTTGTACTGCAAGAGTAATGCAAATGTCCTTAACATTGTATTGCCAGAAAAGGTCGATGTCACCTTTATCTTTCCACTCGGCTCTTTCGTCTTTATAATACGGATGCGTTGTATACTGTGTACAAAGATATCCAAGATCGTGGGGGATACCGGGATAGAGGCAATGGTGCGCCAGCATGGTGTCAAACCACGCTGCATGTACTCTAATTTTGTCTTTAATCCAGAGCCAATACATATCGAAGTTTGCATTCTGCGCGACAAACTTTCTTGATTTATCGGCGAACAATCTTTGCAGGCGCACTCTAATGTCAGTTTCTTCTTCGAGAGAAAAGTAATCCTCACCTCTGATGCCTCTAAATGGAATACAAGTCCCAATATGCTTATGATCGGCCAACCCGATACATGCTGTCTCCCCTCCTCCCGTTTCGATATCAAAGGCGATGGGGTTTTTCGTTTCCATATACTTGTCAATGGCTCTAACAGCGTCTTTGTACCCATAACACACATGTCCCTCTATCTCGTAAGGTGTCCATTTACCTGACATGACTTTAGGGAGTTTGGCGATATCCATTAAGAACGATATCTCAGTCTTTGGTTCTCGTAATACAGCGGCGGGATTATTAGCGACGATTGCCTTATATAAGCGCGGTTGGCTGTCTGCTAGTGATAGCATCTCGAAGTCGAGTACACTACCTCGCCATTTAGTGATCCCCTTCTTCTCTAGTAGTGCATTTAGTGCCATGTTGCCTAATACGAGAACGTACTTAAGATTAGGAAGACACGACAGTTCCCATCTGAGCATACCTACCCAATGGTCTATCTCCACTTTAGGTAATTCGACTCGGCTATTCTCCTCAAGACCGCTCAAGGCTAACTGTCTCTTCACTACATTAGTAATATAGAACTCACTACGATGCATCTGATGCTTTTTCAGTGTAGACCATAGCAGTCCTCCGCTGCCACCGACTAGTGGGACTTTCAACTGTACCTCTCGTGGTCCAGGAGCTTCACCTACTATAGCAACTTGGCTATTAAATGTACCATCCATTGCGCAATCAACTTTGAGGTTTATGCTCCTCGCCCTCTTTAGAAACTCCTGATGTAGCTCCGTCATTCCATTTATCATAACCCTTCTCCATCCAATCATTTATGAATAGCAGTACGTCATTGACTGCCGTAGTTAACTGTCCGTTGACGTTGTATATCGTTCCGTCGCGCTGACTTAACTGAACTCTGCCACGATCAAATTCATATCGACCTTCTCTATATACGTATAAGACTTTTACTCGATCCTTAAACTCACTCTTCAAGTATTGAAACTCAGCTTCGACACCACAGTCTACAAGGAAGACGTGGGTGATTTCCATAGCTGTCTTAGGCATTTTATATAGTGTCTTATGTATCTCCTTAGACAGTATCTCCGCCAGATACTCTCTACCTAGCGCGACTCGTAGACACCGATCGGCATCTATTACCGCCTTACGTGGAGACATACCATTAAGTAGGATGGGATCATCTTTATTTGCCTCGAAGCTATATGCATCAAGACTAAACATTGCCATCACAGCTTCACGGACGGGGTTAATCATTCGTTCGTGCCAGCATGTGTAGTAGCCAGCATCCAGTTTACCGTATGGGTGACTGGTACCTACTACTTTATCTATAATGGTAGACTTACCACTATGAGGGGGGCCGTTCATTACTACTATAAGGTAATTAGGCATTGTCCACTCCTATAAAAACAGCGCGACACTTATGTCGCGCTGCATTAGTCGTCTATTCCTTCTCACTACATGCTGGACAGTAATGTGACCAACCATCATCTTGTTCTTTCTGGTAGGTCCATTTCTCTTTCTTCATAGCTTTACGTGTCTCTGTGAAATCTTCACTGTCCTTCGTAAAATACTCGCTACAGTTATCACAATGAAATGTTATATAACCCGTTGTCCTATCAGCACGTACACTCATTGATCCCTCCACATTGAGTACGACAAACTGGTACTATCAGTTATAATCGTCACCATCTTCCTAGCGCGAGTCACGGCCGTATAGAGGTTCTTACGTCCTTGTGTGTACTTCGAGGATTTATTTAGTACATAGACAATCTCATCGAACTCACTGCCTTGACACTTGTGCGTTGTAAGTACATATCCGAGATCAATATTACGCATATGACTCGTCTGAAAGATACTCCCATTGTGTACATTCTTCTCATGTATCGTATATGGGATTTCGACCTCTCTATCACCGAAATCGATGACCACTGCTTTTACCGTATCTCCGTCTATATGTATATCCTTCACTAATCCTGTTTCACCATTAAGCATCATACACGTTTCAGGTGGATCGATGTAACTATGCTGTAGCGGCATTCCCACCTCATCGAAACTGTAGTATCTTTCAAAGAAGTCGCGCGTATCATAGGTGTTCTCAGTGCACACCACCTTGTCTCCAATACCCAATGTGATGCATTTGTCCGCGTGCCATTTATGTCTAGGGGGATCGAATGCCTTATCGGGATCGGGATTGAGTATACATTGTACTCGGACGTTAAGCTCATATGTACCTATCCATCCTTTATTACCAGTTACGATGATCTGATTTCGTATACTCTTATACGTATCACTGTGTCGATATACAAATTCCTCCATCACCTTTGTAGGCATACTTGTAAACTGTAGCTGGAAGTCATCCATCTTCTTAGGTATCTTACCCTTCACGATACCAAAGGCATTAGAGAAGATACCACTACCTTCGCCCTGTCTGTAGACATGTTCAAGCGTCACAGACGGGAATGTCTTAAGATGCGATTGAAAAGGGGTCATTTCGTACCCCTCGGCTTTGATCTTGTACTCTTCGATTGGGGGGAGTTGGTTGATGTCGCCAAAACAGCGAAGCAAACCACCATTTGGGAGGGCGTTAATTAATTGTCTATTCAATTTATGATTAACCATCGCATATTCGTCAGCTAAAACTACATCGTATTCTATAGGAAGGAATTGTCTCCTCTTAGGTTCTGTCTGTGAGAGTGCCTGTCCCGTCTTTTCATCTCTTTCGTGCGGTTTCGGGAACTCAAGTAGCTTATGTATTGTGATAGCCGGAAGTCCAGTTGCCTCTCTAATTCTGCGTGCAGCTTTACCCGTTGGCGCGCAGCATATGACTCTTTTACCTGACTGTAGTAGAAGCTCTGCGACTCTCTGTATAATAGTCGTTTTGCCAGTACCAGCGCAACCCGTAACGCTAGCAATTCTATTCTGTGGACTGGTGCAAATTTCAATTGCTTGTCTCTGTTTAATGTCAAATAGCAACCCATCATCCTGCTGTACAGGAAGGGCTGTCATCTTTCACCTCTTTATATGATATAAGGAAGTTGGGGAGGCGACTTTTACATCAACCTCCCCCTTGCAACTACGTACTACCGATTAGGGCAGTTACGCAGCAACAGCCAATTTGGGCTTCTTCTTAACGAACTGCGACACGTCAACATACTTCACGGTGTCGTCGCCTTGAGACAATCGCAGGATTTCAAATGCATCCTTCGACAAACTCAGTATCTCGATATTCTCACCCTTATACACAAGGTATGTGGGCTTCATGTTGCGCGGACCAGATGAACGACGGGTCCGCTTTTCCTTTTCAGCCATTTTAGAACTCCTGATTTGCTTGGACATGTTATTCTCTCACCTGAGAGTGCAATGAATACTATGACGACGCGACCACTTTGTCAACAGTAGCGCGTTTCGTGCCTTCCCAAGTATCGTGCTTGATGACGATCTTGGCTCTCAGGCCAACCCACTGTGTCAAGTCGAGCGACCTACCCACCGGGGGCGCACCAATGTTCTGAATGAACCGCTTCAAATTGAACTTCGACATCTTGTTATTCTCAAGGGACAACTTACGGTAAATGAGCACCAGTCCATCAGGCGCTTCTTCAAGTGGATAATCAGCAGGGAATGCATCAGTAGGAATGTAGAAGCTAACAGCGGCATATCGCTTATTGTTACCGCTCATCTTCGCTTCTACAGCCTTAATCTCCGCCTCATATTGACCCTCAGGGAGAGGCAACGGAGCTTCTGCATCATCAATGTCGTCTGTAAATTCGATGATGCTGCCGAGTTCGTCGTCGTTAATCATGGTTTGTCCTTTTTGTGTTGACTTGTTAATAGTGTCGTTAGGTAAATCGGCTGTCAAGTCCCTAGGTCTAGATGCAATTACATTCATGTCTACAATATCTAGGGGGTTCACAACTTCAGGCGCAGGTAAATTACGAGCATTTCGAGGGGTCTTAGCCATTGTTTAATTCCTTCCTAATAGCGAGCCATGTGCATCTCGCTAATGCTTGAACGTATGGGTCTTTTTCATCCATCCATCGCTCTACACTTGGTCCTAATTTCTCAACCATCAATCTTCGAGTTTCAAAAGAAATTCTCATTAATGCAGAGTCGTCGAGTTGTTTAATGTCCATTTACATCTCCATCTGTTTTCTCAGCTTAATATACTCAGCACTTCCAGGTAGGGGGATTTTGCTCTTATTATTTTTATTCCACATCTCCCACCACGTAGCAATCCCGTCTCCTTCATTCGTATCAGCGTTATACGTATAAGGAAATTCGGGTTCTTTACTCGTCACAAACATGCGAGTCTTCATAGGTTTTCGTGATCTACAAGGTCGAATAGCAATATACCGTCCTTTTCCTCCAACCTCGTAGACTCCCCAAGCCTCGCTAAAATCGATTGGTACACTATTGGGGAGTGTGCCGCCAAGAGCAACAGATATGAAAAGAACTGTGCCCTCGTCAGACGTAGTTGGACTATCCTCGTGCGCGATGAACACACAGTGTTTAGCATACTGCCCAGTAAGTCTGAGGACATTCTTCACCAGCTTCAATGTTAGACGGTTGCGGAATTGGTAGCTACCCGGAGCGGGTCGTTCTACCTGTGAGCCTTTTACTAGTGAAGAAGCGATCCCGGCATCAAGGGACTTATCACTAGCATTAGTAATGCTATCAATAATGAAACTATCATAACGTTGTAGAACAGCTTTCGTAAGGCCAAGCGGTTCATTTTCGCTTTTGAAAGTCTCTGTGATAGCGTGTGTATTAGATGAGTAATCGAGAACATCTACATCCTCCCGATTAGCTACACTAGCAGGACCATCAGGGTCGAAGTTAACAATCAGCTTCCTACCGGGTAGTGTGCAAGCTAATGTTGTCTTACCTCCACCCGATGGACCCCATATGAGAGCAGTTAGACGGTTACTGCTATTACTCGCTCTCCGTATCTCTTGTCCTTTAATCGTTATCGTTTCTTCATCCATCAGAGGGATATCTCCTCTCCATCATTTGGTACTTTAGGAAGACAGAGAGGTGCATTACGCTTCGACCAATCAAACCGTCTCAGGTACTCATTAAATGTATTCTCCAAACTACCTCCTTCTGTCTTCTTATCGTAGCTACCACTCTGGAGGATGAATTTCACCTCCAACTCGCCATCCATCACGCGACCAGTAACACTAATCTCAAGATCGAAGTAGCTCGGGGGGTCGTCGAGCTTACCGAGTTCATCACGCATATGTTTCACAGCTTCAATCAGCCTATCCTCAAGCCTACTGAATACTTCCATTATCCTTCTCCATTCGTTTGTTGTTTTGCTCTTCTACTCTATTCGCACACTCTAACAAGTTCATAGCAACTTCTCTAGCATCGTTTACACTTAGAAACACTTCATTGGCAGTAATACGCACGGCTACATAATAATCTGATTTCGTAGGGTCTTTAGGGATCGCAATTCCCATATCAATCCCGACTATTCTTTGTTCTTCAGCTACGTCACTTTGTTTGTCATCGTCATCCATCACGCTACCTCATTAGTAAGAGGATTCCACATATCTTCTCTAAACTCATCTGTGAGCATTGCCTCTTGTTCATCTCTCGTTATCGTGCAGAATGGGATGAACATACACGGTTGGAAGTATCTATTACAGCTATGAGTGTACATCGGACTGTCTAAAACTTTATCCTTATAAAGTTCTATCGTCTTATACGTATCAAGCAACCACTTCATCCATCTGTCGATGTTTTCATCACTTCTAGTAACTCGCTCCGCAACAATTCCCCCAATTTCCACGTTACGAGGAAGTGGGATTTGCAATCCATGCACCACACCGCTATTGATATCTCTTCTTTCTTTGGGTGAAACGATAAACCTGCTTGCAAAGATGTAGCCCGTAACTTGGTGAGACATGTGGAAGGACATTGCCCAGGCATCATTAATACGACTGCCGGTTTTGTTCTCGTGGACCTCGATTTGTCCATTGTCTCTGTTATCAATGATCGCATCGACTTTGCCCACGAACCTAAATCGTCCAAGATCACACTCAATGAGGAGATTGATTGGTACTTCGATCCCGATAAATCCAGTCTCTTTGTCAACGTAAGGAGTCCATGCCGCGAAGTTGTGATGTTGTAAGTAAGCTCGACAAGCATCCTCGATATTTTGTAAAGTGCGACGTTTATCTCTCGGATCGTCGTAGTATCCTGAGGTATGGAGAGCTTCAAGAGAGAAGTTCGTGATCGCTTCGGTAGGGGTCTCTGCATTTCTAAAAGCGGCATGCATCGTATCAAAGCGATCTCTGCCGAATTGCTGTGTTCCCTTAATGATCGCAAGATCGTGATGCTTTCCGTTAAACAGACTAGCGTATCTTGCGGCGGCAAATACTTCATGACAAGCACTCCCGGCTTCTAAGGCTAAGTTACGTCCTTCTGCTGTAGGTGTTAGACCTTTTACGTATCGGATCATGCCCCACATAGGACATGTGTTTATCGCACTGCCCTTTGTGTGATCTATCCAATCTACATTGTCGTCCTCTTTAGTTGCGAGACGTATGCTAACATCCATAATGCCGCTCCTGTCATTATTGCTACTATTAATGTTGCAAGATGTGGATGACGAACATACCACGGTAAGGGTTTATATGGATCGACCATATTGTAACGTTTATAGTCGAATGGATAAGGTGGTGGTTTTGTGGACATTGAACCCATCACCTCTCTCCTCTCCATATCTCGTCTAATGCTTCAATATCTCTAGCTATATGTACCGGTAGAAATCCCAACTTACGCCATTCATCATAGTGTCTGTTTACTCTATATACATTTATAAAGTAGCGTATGTGCCTTATAATAGGCCATCTTTTCATTGTTCATCCTCCGGTAACTTACCTCTTACTCTCTCTACATTATCTCTTAAAGCCTTATAACCACCTGCAATACCAGCTATCATATCAATCATCTTATCCATAGTCCT